CAGCCTAGTATGGGGTCGTATGGAATATCAGTAGGGTATACTCCACTATTATGCCGTCTCGCTGATCCCTGTCGTGCCGGAATAACATCAATTAATTTTAAAAGTTGATCTCTGTCGGCTAAGTCTAAATCAATATCAGCACTCATTACCAGCCTGCCTCTTTCAATATTTCTTGCGCTTGTATTCTATTTGCCGGGTCTTCTTTAAGTTTCTTTTGCCAAATATCGGGATCAATATAGGGCCACAAAATACTCTGTTCTTGTTCATTTAATTCAGATAAGAACCTCTGTCCAGATTCACAATTATACAACACCCAAGGACTTATGCGTCCTGCGGTAACGGCATAGGTTATAGCGTTGTGGTTTCCATATCTAAGATAGTCCTGCGGATGGCTATCTTTTTCTTCTGCCCAGTCTATGCTGTGTTCAATGGCTCTAGCTACTGCGTCTTCCATAGTTTCCAATTTTAGATAGTACAACAAATACTCTTCATAGACTGTATCTTTACACCAATGGTCTATCTTTTTATTCTGCTTTAGTACCCATTCTGTAAATCGAGCAGGATTAATGGCTTTGACTGACACACAATAACGACCAAATTTTACAAATGCTTTATAGTAAGGACTCTCGGCAAAATCATCAAATGTCTTTAACTTGGCGCTGCCTTGTGTCAACTCATAAAATTTTAAATAAGCGTGGAATCCCAGCCGTACTCCTACTTCATCTCGTTCCTGTCTTCGACGTCTAGGCTCACAGCTATGAACTGTGAGGCTGGTTTCTTTTATAAAGTCTTTCTTACAATACTGACAAGTATATTTCATTTCTTGGTGTCTTGACCCAACAACCGTAGATAGTCATCTAAGTCTTTTTTGCTGTTTATCTTGGCTAATACTTCTACTTCGTCTTGTTTGAGATGAGGGAATAGATCCGCTAATTGTTTTTTGATACCAGTAGCTTCTTTTTTCTTTGTGCCGATCCACGTGTGACGTTGTAGTCCCATGTTTGGACTAACACTGCTAGCCATTAGCCACTGTAATTGCGGATGCCTACTACATGCGTACCAGTGTTTGTTAAGTCTCTCATTAGAGGAGATTAGATAAAATTCTTGTAAATCTTTACTGCCTTGTACACTGCTACCCCATCTTATCATCAGGAAGTTGCTGAATTTTTTCTTTTCTTCAACGGTGAGTTCATTATAAAAGTCACGATTCTTTTTATCAAATTGTGCCATTTCATAAGTTATGTTTAGTTTGTCCACTAGAACGCCTTATTATAATCTATAATTTCACAGTTACGACTGATGTCCTTTACAAAATAAACACATTCAGGATCTGGGTCATCACTTAAAGGAATACAAAGTAGCTGTCCGTTTTTTATCTTTGGGGCATACCACGCTACATCTTGATAGACATCGAGTATTTCTACTTCTAAAAAACTTGGACGGAAGCTGGTTAAGGGATTGAACTGATAGGCCTTGAATCCTCTGTCGTTTAAAGCTGACAAGGGAATAACTTCTAAGTCTCCTAAATCTGGCTCGCCAATTAACAGTTGCCAATCTACCGGCATACGCACTCGATGTTCTCCAATTCTTAGCACTAGAGCAGGAGCATTAAAACTTTCCAAGAAGATCAATGGTATGTACATATAGTCTGGATCTTGGGGATTACTATTATCTAATATGGCAAAGCGCATATCATCAATCTCTTCGGGCAAATGATCTAAATCATAAGCAACATTATCAAGGGTTAATATTCTAATTTTAGTTCTCCTCATAAATAAGAATATTAATTACTAAAGGGTCATATGTTTTTACAAAATAAGTATTCATGTTGTTATTATAGCATCATTAACAGAGCGAAGTCAAGAGAATTATCAAAAGAAATTTATACCGAATTGCATCATATTATACCAAAAAGCCTAGGCGGAGCAGATACTACAGAAAATTTGGCAATATTAACAGCTAAAGAACATCGATTAGTTCATATCCTATTACCAAAAATGACTTCTACTGCAGAACATACTAAAAGTATGTGGTATGCCGCTTGGATGATATTAAGGACTAGTAATAAAAATCAAGAAAGAAAAATCTCAAAAGGTAAAGCATACGAACTATCTAAAATAAAAATCGCCGAGTATTCATCGCAATTACACAAGGGAAAAATTGTATCTAAAGAAACTCGGGCAAAAATGTCAAAATCTCGAAAGGAACATTCGGGCCCAAACAAAGGTATAGCAATGTCTATTGAGCAAAAACAAAAACTATCAGTTGCTCATAAAGGAAAATTTATTGCTCCAGAAACAGTAGCTAAAATTCTCGAGTCTAGGAAAGATTACAAACATTCGGAAGAAACTAAACAAAAAATAAGTGCTGGTAATAAAGGTAAAGTAGTTAATGTTTCAGAAGAAACCAAGAAAAAATTATCAGTTGCCGCTAAAGGAAGATCTAATACTTGGTTAAAAGGAAAACCGGCTCCTAATCGCGGAGTGCCGCATACAGCAGAAACAGTTAAGAAATTAAAAGTACCAAAGTCTAAATATCAATGCCCGCATTGTAATAAGCTAGTTGGCGGAAAAGCAAACTATGATCGATGGCACGGTGATAACTGTAAATTAGTTCAAATGTCCTGCTAATTTTGCCTTGCGTACTGCCGCCGATACATCTTGGAATAATATGATGTTTTTCGACATATTCTCCCGCCTTGTTATTTGCGTTTCGAATAATGCTAAAATACCACTTAGTGTATTTGTTTTCTAAAAATACTACTTCCATTCTAATTTCTCTTGGGTAAAGGGGTAATTTGCCTCGCGATAAAACTGCTTTCGCTTAGTCAAATGTCGTCGTGCGAATTTACATGTACTAGTCACGTCCCAGATCTGAACAAAATCTTTGTCTTCGGCTTTGCGTATGCCACGACCGATAGACTGTATAACACGTACAAAACTCTTGCCAGGCTCCAGTAATACTAGATTGAATATCCTCGGAATATTGATACCAACTGCGGCCACTCCATACGTGGCTACGATAATTTTATCATCACTGGTAGCCACTTCGCCGTATTCTTCATCACGTTTAGTACCTTTGGTGGCCCCGCTGACAAACACAGCACGTTCGCCCAAAAGGTCAACTAATGCGTGTCCTGCGGCAACACGATCCACTAGCACTAGTGTATTGCCTGTAAGATTGACCTGTGCTACGAGATCGGATATAATTTTTAATCTATCACTGTCTTCTAATAAAAATTTTAATTCTGATTGATAGTTGGTAAATTCTGCGTGGTCTACTAGCTGTACAATATTAACATGACACTGTGCCAATACACCACGGTCTTGTAATTCAGATGCCGATAGCCTGTTTATGACCAGTCCTAAACTGACTTTTAATGCTTGGAATTCAAATTCTTCTTTAGGTACAGTACCAGTCAATCCCCAACGTATGGGAACTTTTGACATTACAGTGGTCATTAAATTTTTTAAAGCATCAGCCTTTGCCATGTGACAATTTGATACTACTGCCCCGTCAACAACATAGTTGTGATCGTTTTCTATATGTAAATTATATACTTCTGCCGGTTTGATTATTTCAGTTTTTTTAATTAGTTTCATACAGTGTCTTAATTTTTCTTGCTGTGTTGTTGTCAAATCGTGATTTTCTGTCAACATGTCTGCCCGTACCCACCCAGCTTTGGTTAAAAACTTATGATTTCCAGTAACTTGTATTTTACTTCCGTTATCAAACTCTAATTCATACATTTTTTCGCTAGAGGAATTGGTTAAATTTATATGTTGCTTAACTACGATATCGGTTTTAAATTCTTTTGTATTTTCTGAATAGTTAATAACTGTATCGCCTGCTTTAATATCTTTGATTGCCACATATCCCAAAGGTGTTAATACTTTACTATCGGCAGTAAAACACTCGTCGACCATTACACATACCACATCTTCTAAGAAATCCATTATGGTAATATCAGCAGTTTGATTTTTAGTATTTTTTAATAGTACGTTGAGACTTTGCCAAGTACATATGGTATGTGTTTTTCCAAATTCTTTGCGGTCACCAAAAAATACACCAACATCTAGGCCCAAGCCTCGGTAGTCTTTTTCTGTTTGTGTTACTAGACTCTTGTTAGGAACGATTACAATAGTACGTCCATGTTGTTCACATCGTTGACTCAGTGCCGCTGTCATAATAGTTTTACCAGCACCTGTGGCCACTTCCTGAATACATTGAGGGTTCTTCAAGAAGTTGTTGATAATTTCAACTTGATAGTCACGTAATACTATAGGTTGACCTTCCATCGGATGACCTTTGCCCCACGTAAGATGGCTAAATGCCGACTCTGTTACCAATTCAAATTCATATGTGGTACTGTAGTCACGCCGATCATCTAGTTCAATATCATAGTTGTATTTTTCTAATATGGGAATAATCTCTGGTAAAAGATTGACAAAGGTAGATCCGCCTAATTGGAAGTAACTAATTTTGCCATCCCAGCGTCCAAGCCTGACCGCCGGAAGATACCTAGCTCCCGGTACGTCGTATTTAAAGGCGTTAGATAAAGCCTTACGAGCGTTGAGCTCGAGTCCTTCTATTTTAATATTAACTTCATCTTTAATTATAATTGTAGCTGTTGGCATATGATTTATTATAGCATACTTATTTCAACAAGTCAAAAAAATAGGTACCTTTTTAAGGGTACCTATAAAATGTGCTGTAACTTGTACAGCACAGGAGCTACCTAAATACTTAGTATAATTTACCAAGCATTAAGAATTTTTCATACATGTTGATTCTGCTAAACTCTTCCAATTAGTATCGCTTACTTTGGTTAAGTCAGCTATCTTCAATGCCATACGCAAACTTATCTCACGTAGTCTTGTTTGATTTGTTTCCATAAAATCTAAAATCTCTTCGCCTTTTTTGGGAGTAAAGTCATAGTCTTTAAACAAGTTACCTTGACGGAAAATCTGTTTGATACGTAAGAACTTGTCACGCATGGTATTCAAAGTAAGATCTAAAAAGTGACAACGTGACTGTAATGCTTCCAAGTGATCTTGTAATTTCTTACTTTTCAAATTTTGAAATTGTAAATTAGTGATAAAAATAGCACCACCTCTGAAGTCAAAACTATCTGGAACACCTTCACGACGTAGCATAGCACTGTCTGAATTCCAGTAAATTTTACGCTTTTTACCTGAGTCTAAAGCCGCTTTAAGAATGTTCAAACTCAAATCGTCTTGGAATACACTATCACAGTCATCAAATACCAGTACATTATTACTAGCACTCATGCGATAGAGAGTACAATACAATCCCACCGGAGTCATGGCACCTTTGATAATTTCATACTTAATACGTTTGTTTGACAGTTTATCAAACAACCCAGCTTTTTCTAATTCATATTCAACACCAAAGCTCTTGCCAACTCCTGGGGGACCAACCACAATCATTGCCCGTACATCACCAGAAATAGTAGCGCGAGTCATCTGTTGTAAAATGTCAAATCGTTTTTCAATACGATCCATAACTTGTTCGTCTGACTCAATTGGTTCTGTTGCTTTAAGCTCTACTACTTTTTGACTAACTGTCATGTCTTCTCCATTTACAAATTCGATATCTTCTATGCTATTGACTTTAACTCTTACCACATCAAATTCTTCACCAAAGTAACCCGCAGATTTTACCGTAATGTATCCGCCCTTCGCACCAGTAGTAAACCCTTTTACCATCTCAAAAGCAAAATTGTTTGGTACTGTGCTATTACGATAAGTGCCATTTTTGATTAAAACAGTTGCCATTTATCAGCTCCTTCTTTTATTGTTGTTAATATACATATATTATAATATTAAACTAATTTTGCGTCAACCGTTTTTGCCACTTTCATCATTTTAAGATTGCTGTCTGTGGCACAGATTCTAACGCCATTACAGTTATTTTCACCGTAAAGTACATCAATCCAAGGAACTGTTTTTCCTGCAGCATTTTCTGATAATGCTATGTTTTTAATTGTTCCGTTTAATTTACCTGCGGCACTAACCCAAGTAATTTTATCATTAACATTTAATTTCATTTCGGCTCCTTGTTATTAACTATATGCATAGTATATAGAAATTGGTAATTTTAGTCAACCAAAATAGACGTTGTTTCTGTGTTTTTCTTGGCGTTTATACCGTGTTTTAAGTTCAACAGTACGTGATTTAAACGGACTGTTGTTCAAAAACAACACAATATGAGCCCTAGTTTTTTGCGTATTTTGTGCTTTATTTTTCATAATACAAGTATTATACAGAATTTGGTATTTTGAGTCAACCAAAAAATACCCCGAAAAACGGGGTATTCTGATGCCTAAATTATATAAAATTATTTTTTCTGGCTATGTTTGGCTACATCCTTACATAATTCAGTCATAACATCGTCTGAGTTGTCTCCTTTCGCCATATTATAAAGGCGGACTACTGCTTGAATATTTTTAATAGAGTACCCGTACCTGCTATTGATTCTATCAACGCTGAACCTGTTAGGACAACCCGTTTTCCTAGTTAGTAATCTACCAGATAATTCACAGCGTGGGTGTGTTATAACAAAGTTATACAACTGCCTCTTAGATAATCTGAAAGATATATTTCTAGCTGATGCGCCCGACTTTAGACTTTTGTACGTGTAATTTACAAAAAAATTTAAATCTTCCTCTAACTTACGATTGAGTGACTCTTTTGTTTTTTGTTGTTGTTGGGCAAATTTTTTAGGATTTTGTTTACGCCATTCTCGTTGATACTCTAATTGTTTTTTAGTCAGTGCCACAATTATTCCTTATCTATCATGTCTGCGAGACCACGTAAACGTTCAGA